GGCCTTGGTAAGCATAGCGTTCTAAAGTAATTAGTTTTGGATGCTGGATTATTCGCCACTTGCGATGTTGTTTGATTCGATACCATCCTGCGGCAAACCAAGACTTGGATTTGTCTTCTCTAGTGAACAATGGCAACTTCTGTTTGACATCCCACAACGGACTAAACACTTCACCTTCAACCTCGTGTCCGTATACCAGATTCGGCGGCAACGGGGTCACTGTCTCAGGTGGTTCAAATTCGATGTGGATGGCTTCTCGGGCCATCTTGACAGTTTTATAACTGATAACACTATTTAAAATTTTTATAGTGCAATTACCGTTCTCTTTTACTTCAAGTTGGCCAATCTTACGATTATCCTTCTTGAGAATCCAATACTGGTTCTCTACCACTGGTTTGGCTAATATCATTCAGCACTCCTTTATATGTTTCATTCATCCAACGTCCGAACTGTTCGGCCACGTCACTACATTTTACCAACTCGTATTTGCCACAGAACTGCATAAATCTCACACCCACTTGTCCCACATCCTTGTGGCTGATTTGTTCCTGAATACTTGAGTCTACAGCGGCCTTGACCTCTTCAGGTTGTGCTGTGAGATCAATCAAGGTACAGTTGCGTTCGTAGTCATCCAACACACGATGCTCCTGACCGTTGTGGTCTGTCCAACGTTGCAACATCATGTTATTCCAGTTATATCCCTTACGGTCCCTGTCGCCAAACGCTTCACGGAGACCAACTTTATTCTTTGTGCCTTTTTCCCGTACTCCCGGATAAGCACTAAACACGTTGTCTGAGCTGTCACCACGCATGCACTTTTCAAACAATAGCCATTTGGGGTCTGGAATGACTTTTGGCTGTTTAGTTTTTTTATCATTGACAAGTTTACCTTTAGCATCAAATATGCCCTCCAAGGTTAATAGTTCATCGGCGATGCCATTGTATTGTTTGACATTAGGGGCTAATAACTGTACAAAGTCAGTATCACTGCTAATAATAATATGTTCGTCTTGGGGGTGTAATGCAATCCAACGTGCAATGATGTCATCAGCTTCGGCTGTGGGATGACGGATAACACTACAATTGGTTTTCTGTGACAAGTATTTAGTCAGCTCATCATAGGTTTCCCAAAACAGCTTGTCTTCATCCGCTTCCGTCTCGGTCATTTTGCCCCGAGCCACAGCACGATTTGCTTTGTAAGGTGTGTAGAAATCCTTACGCCAACTGCGTCCTTCCAGTGCAAATACCACATGGTCTGCTTCAAAACGCCGAGCCATTTTGTTCACTGCCATCAAGGTAATATGTAAAGCAAACCCTATCTTGGTCCAAGAGTCCGCGGCTCTAAATGCTCCGTGTCTGGCACGGAAAAACATATTGGCAGTATCAATTAGTACGTATTTCATTGGGCGCAATCAAGTTGTTATCGTTAATGTATTGTAACACATGTTCGGCCCAAAAGCAATGGGCATCTGCACTAAAATGCCAACTATCTGGCTTGACTGTTCTAAATCCGTTGTTTTTTAGTACACGGTCATAAGTTTGGTCAGCATCATATGGTGCCATGTAACACCTACCCCAGTCACGAGGTTGAGCAATTTTACCAAAATGACTGTTACCATTGAACATCACATGCCGAACTTGATTGAGTTTGAGTTCGTTGTGGAATTGCCAAATTTCATCGTGTGCTTGTTGTTGCGCCTGATCCCAGTTGACGTCGGCCACAAAGTTTCTATAGCGTTCAGCAAATATGCTTGGCACACTATCTATGCCACTTGCGTTGACCTGGTACCAAGCGTCTTCATGCAACCATTCTTGTCGTTCCCAAGTTGACCATTGTAGTACCACAAACACATCGTCATGATTGGTTTGTTCGTGCAACCAAGATCTTGTGGTGCGAATAATACGTGCATTTGATCCGCCGGCTTGTGCGTCAAGATACAAGATTGCATTTAACCAATTGGCCATCTCACAACCAAAACTCACACGTTCGTTGTCTGGATGCGGTTGTTGTCCCAGTCCCCAATACAAGCCATCATCTGAGGCCCAGGAATGTGAATTTACCGCTTCGGCTGCCGCGGCATGACTGTCCCCATTCACATACAATATCATTTATTTCTTCTTGCTAAGTTCGCTCTGGTAAGTTCTTTGTCTTAGTTCACTAGAGCTAAATCTATGTGTGCGACTATTGTAAAATATCTTGATACCACGGTCTTCACAAATGTTTTTGCCGGTAAATGCTTTGTCCCGGTATTCTTCACCAATGACACGTATGGTGATTGGTAAAAACATTAACAAATCTTCTAGATCTTTTTCAGTGTCGTATACAATAATTTCATCAACAAACTTCACAGCACTGAGTTGCACATAACGCTCAACAATGCTTTGTACAGGTTTATTTTTAACATCAGGGCGATCCACTGTGGGATCACTTTGTACCGCAACAATCAAATAATCGCAAACTTGTTTACATTCAGCCAGCATTAAAATATGCCCAGCATGCAGTAAATCAAAAGTTGAACAAGTAAAACCTATTGGTCTTCCTTGCATGCCATCAGGTAATACTAACATAAATCTCCTTTATGATACCTCAGTTCGTCCACCACCTATATCCCTGGTGTTTACATATTGTCCGGCACCTTTGATTATGGCTTGTTCTTGTTCCCAAGTTTCCATGACCACGTGACGGCAAACATTCTGAAACCAACGATCCACAATGTCAGCATCCGCATCATCGGGTTTCATCATGTAACCTGCTTTGACCAGTCTTGCAACAAATATATCATTCCAATCTAGTTCAAATGCACCTTGATGCAAATTGTTGGGATCAACATCCATACCAAGCACAGCCACATAAGGTTCTCTCTTTTCTGTGGCAATTTCTTTTTCAGTTTTTTCTGGCACCTTGGGTTTGGGCTCAGCACGTGGTTTGGGTACAGGTTCGGGTTTCTTTTTAAAAATGTCAAATAGTCCCATTGTGTTCCTCGGATGTAGTTATTTTAACTGGTGATAGACGACCGGCTATGGATAATTTTATGCTAACATACGGATCAAGAGTTACAGGATCTTTTGCTGATTGAACATCGAGCCATTTTTGATATGCTCGACTACCGTCACCTTTTGCCTTTACTCTCTGTCCACATTCATTGCAAGCATGGAACGCAGATACAAAATCTTTACCTTTATCGGTAGTAAAAACTTCAAAATCTTCTACAGTAAATTTATCTACGCATTGGTTAAAGGTACACCTAACTTCCATAGTTTTGGGATCGATGAATGAAACATCAACCTTCTTCTTGGACATTTTTTTTATCATCAAGTGCCCCATTCGTTTTTAAACAGTGGTACTTGAAGTCTGTCACTGTATCTCCAACCTTGTTGCATTGCATATAAGGCCACGTTTCGGTTATTAAGTGCATACACACTCTCAACACCACCAACAGGCATAACATACACATGACCTTGAAAACCAGCCGCTCTAAATTCTTCAACAGCTCGTTCTGCATCCTTCATGTCCTCTTCAGTAGCAATCACTAATTTTAAATAAGTATAACCAACTTGTTCATATTCACAAACTATTTCTGGACAGATAGCGTCCGACCAAGATTCACCTGAGCCTGGCAATTTAGCACTAACGCTAAATGTCAGTGCGTCATGTCCTCTAGATTTATTACCCAGGGTCCAGTTTAGCAAATATTGTCTAAATTCTTTACTGAGTTTTTGAGTGCCATTGGTTTCGAACGTGATCTCTTTCAATCCCTTCATGTTGGGGTGATCCAATAGATCTGTGTAAGCCCGTTGCCAACCTAGTAGTGGTTCGCCACCTGTGATAACCAAATGTTCATCTTCCCAACGCTGATGTGGAAGAATTTCCATAATGCGATCCACGATACCATCGCTCTCCATCATGGGACTTAGGTCTTTGAACCTTGGATCCCAACTAGCGTAACTATCACAGCCTGTGCTCACAAGTGGTAACGCTTTGTAGTCAGTATATTTTTCTGGATTGATATTTACTGCCTCTTGACTAAGCTCACCACGTGGCATGCCAAATCCAGCACATTTAAAGTTACAACCAAACACACGCAAGAACACACTGGGCACCCCCATATATCTACCTTCTCCTTGCACACTGTAAAATAATTCTGCTACTTTGAGTTTACTCATATTTTCCTTGCTTTAACCAACAAATGCCAACCTAAATATTCTTTAACTGCTTCACGCATTTCTTCCGGCATGGCCTCAAACCAGGGTTCTAGTTCGTATCTGCCTGCCTTGTATGCTTGTACATTATACATGAAACAGTGGGCTTGACGCAACCTCTCAATGTGAAATCTTTTGCCTAATAGGTCATGTACTTCATCATTTGAATAGGCTTGTGCAAACGGGCACCCTGCTTGTGCTTCAAATTGGTCCAGTCCTTTGCGTATCATGCTGTACTTCCAGGAGTTTTTGGCATATACCAAAAATCTAAATTCCCCATTGGGCACCAACGCATCATAGGCATTTTGAATCATGTCATCAATTCTGGGAAAGTGATGCATAACACCACAACTGTACACCATGTCAAACTTACCCAAGTCCTTGTACATTTTGGGATCACTTGCATCGCCACAAACAAATCGACCTTCAAGTCCTTCTACTTCAAAACGTTTCTGTGCTAGTTCGATTGTTTTGTCACTGATATCAATGGCAGTATAATCTGCACCATGCTTGGCAAATTCAGCCGCATCAGTACCAATGCCACACCCAATTTCCAGCACACGTTTGCCGGACCACAAGTGAAATCCAGCAAAATCTTTCATGTGTGGTTCCACACGATATCTGCGTTCAGTAACATCTTGATAAAATTCCAATGTGCCTACTTCATTTTTGCTGTGGTTGATATTGCAAGGTTGAGCATTCCAGTAACGTACAATACGTTCTTCTAAATCGTGATCTGTCATTTTAAATCTTTCTAGTTGAGATGGTTGGCGGGGTAATTTTTATAATACGACCATTGCTTTTGCACTGGCCTGGCTTCTTCGAGCACTGTTGTTGGTATTGCCGCTTATGGTATTCACTGTGGCTTTACCAAAATTTCTACGTCTTGCAAAGTAAAACAATTCCAGGAATTTAGGGAAACTCATGTTTTTGTCTTCAGGAAAATCCAAATCATAAGTTACGGTACCCGGAACCAATGATTGGTTGAATGTCAGGTACTCCCAAATATTATAATCAAGTGTTAACTGTTGCGGATATTCAGCAATGTCATTGTATGCTATCAGGTATTTCTTTTGAAACTTCATCACATTGTCCAGTAAATCTTTGGGCAAGTTATAGCGTTGCATGAATTCTTCTAAACGATTAAAAATATTCTCGTACTGATTTTCCACGTGCATGTTTAAAATAGTTCTATGAATCAAGTTCCATCCGTGGATCTCAATACCGCCAATTTTGGGATGGCGGATCTGTCCTTGTGTCATCCAGTTGCTAAAGTACTGTCGCACTTCTGTTTGTTCTTTCACATACCATGCATCTTGTTGCAAAAATTCAAACAGGTCTTCGTAAAATTTACTGTAGTCTATGTCAAGGTATTTGTAAACCAGTCGACTCAACAATGTGCTTACACCGTTGATGTGGAAAGTGTTGATGTACCATGAAAATATTTCAGCATCCAGCATGATTTCAAAAGGCAAATCCTTGGTGCTTGTGATGATCTCAATGCCTTCTTCAATGTGTTCATTTGAGTACGAACCAGAGAAGTAATCAGTCACACGTTGTGAACCAATCTTGAACAGTTTCTTTTGTAACAAGTTCATCTCGGCATTTTCCAACAACTGTGCCTGGAACACAGTCAACCCGGTATGATTGCCCATGCGAAACAGTTTCCAAAAGTTATCTTTCCATGTGGTCAAAGTTTCACCAGGCAAGCCCAGTATGAGTTCTGTGTAGGTTGGAATGTTGCGTTGCTCACACAGTTCAAACACTTCTTCTAACTTGTTCATTTCCATGTTCTTGCGGCGGATATTTTCCAACACATCCACATCAAGACTTTGCACACTCAGTGTAAGTCCTTGGTTAAAGCCCGGAGCATCTAGTAGTTTTTTTACAATTTCGACCACTTCACGCTTTTGGTTCTTGGCCCAGGCCACGCTAAATGTTTTGGGATAACCATACTTCTCTTGTACTTCGATAATTTTGTCTGCAATGAGATTGTCACGTTCGGGGAACATGCCAAAGTTGGCATCAGTGATTGAAATAAATCCACAACGGTGTTTGGCCATCCACTCCAGTTCGTCATATACTCTTTGCACTTCGAAGTGTTTGACCTTGTTGTAGGTTAAACTGCCCCAGTCGCAAAAGGTACAAGCAAACGGACATCCACGATTGGTTTCCAATGTGCCATTCCACTCTACTGTGGGATTGTCTGCAATAATTTTATCAAACACACCATTCAAGTAGGGACTAGGAACTTCTTCTAGTGTTTCAATGCGTTTGGCATCGCCAGTATTGACTGGTTCACCATTTTTGTTTAGCAACAATCCGGGAATGTTGTCAAAGGCTCTTGTTTCAAACGCTTTGATCACATTACGAAAAGTAATTTCGCCTTCAAAACAAATAATCAGATCCATGTAAGGTTCTTTGCGAAAGATATCCTTGTCTGTGATAGCAGGTTCAGGTCCACCAAAAATAATCAAACACTTGGGATTAAGCTCTTTGACCTTACGTGCCAGGGTGTAGTTGTATTGATGATTCCACACATAGGTACTGAATGTTACACAATCATTTTGTGCTAGTTTTTCAGCCAGTGGCTCTACTGCGTCTCTTCGCCAGACCATGTCTGTACACTCAAAGTTTTCCTTGATCCAAGGATCAGTTAAGGCATAACTCCATATCACACCAGCTGAATATGGCAAGTAGTGCGCATTGAACTCTTTGGGGCCTTGTTGGAAATTGGGTTGGACCCAGGCAATTTTATATGTCATGCTCTATTTAACTATCGTACCATGGTTTATTGCGTATTGTACCATTTGTTTGTTTGGATCATTGCTAATTAATTTTTCCCAAGGATCTTGTGTTTGGGCCACAACATTCTTAAAGAATGTCATGTCTACTCCACGTTCTTTTTCTAAATACTCAGACAGTTTGAAACAATCTGCTTGACGTTTCATTTCCTGACTGGGATGATGAAAATCTCTAGGATCTCTAGGATTACCTTCCAACATGGGTCGATTCAAGAATGTATCATCACGGTTGTTACCAGTCAAGTCATGTCGATCGTGCAATACCTTAACGTCAATTCGTTCCATTATATCTAGTATATAGGACAGTTGACTGATCCATCCATCGCTGAGTTGATGAGGACTTAAATGTCCTAGTACATCCAACCACTCTCTTGGAATAATAGGGAATATTGAATAAGGATGATGGTTGTGTGTGTCAAATGCTAGACATTTAAATTGTCCATCCCACTTCATGATCTCTTCATCCCAGTCCGGTGATTGCATCACAGCGTCATCATTCCAATGCACCAACCATTTGGCATCACTTTGCTTGGCCAACAGGTTTGCATATTCGTTAAGTCTAATATACCCCATGGGTTCAAATTTCATTGCGGTATAGGATACGTCTTTATCACCTAACCAAGGTTGCACCGAATCTTTAAAATGTGTGAGTCCGATATCGTCATCTTTATCAAAGCCCAACATTATTTGTATTCGAGAAGAATCTTTGGCCATAGTAATTAGACTTTGTAAACTACGTTCAAGCATCTCTGCTCGACCACGTGTGGGTAATAAAATTGCCAAGTCAAATTCGTGTTTCATTTATTTCCTTTATCCGATTGCCATCTGTTTATTTGTATCATTGAGCTTGAGTTTTTCCCAAGGATCTTGTTCGCCTTCAAGAACACAGGCAAAGAAAGACATGTCCTGTCCACGTTCTTCTATCAACCAATTTGCTATGCGAGCACCATCTTGATATTTTAATTTAGCAACATCGGGGTGATTGATATCACCCGCCAAATGTTTTTGCCCTTCTAGCACTACTCTTTTTCGATAAGTATCATCGTTGTTCTTGCCAGTTAGATCGGCTCGTTCATGATCACAATACACTGGTATGCGTTCAAATATATCTAATGAATATGCAATTTGCGAAACATAAGCATCATTCAAACTATGTTGACTTAGATGCCCTAGTATAGAATACCATTCTCGAGGAAAAATAGGAAACAATGAATATGGATGCTCATTGTGTGTTATCACACTCAACAATTTAAACTCACCAGTCTTGGCACGAATTTGATCGTCCCAGCCTTGGGTTTTCATCACAGCATCATCGTTCCAGAAAAACAACCAATCGCCATCACCATGTTCGGCCAACTTGTTTAGATAGTGATGCAGATTGTGATATCCCATGGGATTAAAATTCAATCCGGTGTAGGTGATATCTTTTTCATCTAACCAAGGTTGGATTGTGTTTTTAAAATATTCAACTCCAACCTTGTCATCATTGTCAAAACCAAAAATAATCTCGATATTACTGAAGTCTGTAGCAAGATCAAACAAACTGCATAAACTATGCATCAGAGTGTCTGATCTTCCACGGGTAGGCAGTAATATACTGATATCCATTTATTAGCCTTGTTGTGTATCGTCTACACGTTTTTTCAAGTAGTTTAACAACATGCCGTATGCTGGTAAGAATATAATAAATCCAACCACAATTTTTAACAAACTTTGGCTCAATGCAATTTCGGGCCAGTGTGCGGACATGTACTCATCTGCACTGCCTGAGAAAGCAATACTAAAGAACACATAACTATCAATGAAGTTGGCAACAACCATGCTGAGTGCAGGAGCCGCCCACCATTGCTGAGTAAAACGTTCACGAACATGTTGGAACACATATACGTCAAGCAAACAACCAATTAGGTATGCTGTGGCAGAACCAAAGCCGATACGCAGTGCAACTGATTGTGGTGCACCTTCTAACAGCACAACAGCAATACTACCAATGATAGCCAGTGGATATGCGGCCGCAATGGTTGCTCGAGCAATACCTTTACCAATCAAACGCACAGTCAAGTCTGTTGCCAAAATAACCAAAGGATACACAAATGCGGCCCAGGTCAATTTCACACCAAAAATTTCAACCGGAATTGAAACCAATGCATTACTGATCACAATTACAATAATATGTAACAGTACTAGTTTGGCCATCATGACTCGATCTACATCTTTAAAAATATTAAACATTATGTTTTCCTTATGTTTTATGCAAACAGATCTTCATTCCATTCGCGATGGCCTTCTCTACAGGCCATATTGCTTTGGGTTTCACGTACTTCCACACGATAACACCAAAGACGCTCTGCTTCACCCGGACCCCACTGGTCCGGAATGTAAACTCCGTTTACAAACTTGTACAGTTGATCGGCCAAGCCTTCACAACCAAGTCTGGGTAATATAGTTATCTTGGCTAGATTCCGACGTTGTAATTCTTTGTAAATTTCCAACTCTGGATCGTCCTCGGCCACCAGCAAAGTGTGATCAAACTGGCTTTCTAGTATTTGTTTTAGTTCTTTGAGACCACCGTAGTCTGCGGCCCAGTTGCGCACGTCCAAATTGTCTGTGCCAAAGTAAAACTTCATTGAGAACGAATAACCATGTATCAAATTACAATGACTGTCCGCCCTCCACTGTCTATAGGCGCAGGGAAATGCATCATGGTATTCTTTGGTACTAGTGTACTTGTACATACGCGGGATTGGAATTTGATAACTGGTCATGCTGTTTCTCCTATGTTAAATTATAGCATAGACAGCAGAGTTTGTAAAGCGGGAATGATGTCCGAGACCGCTTAAAAGAATATTTATGGTTGCTGATAGTCAGATTTCTTATAATTGGCTTGTCCGGGAATGACTCCACGAACGCCACCCACTGGATCTGGAGTATCGCCGTGCATCCTTGGTATCAAATGCACATGCGGATACATCACTGTTTGCCCTGCGGCTGTACCCATATTTAATCCAACATTAAAAGCATCGCATTGATTGCTTTGTATCATTTGACGACCGTGTATCAGTGCCATGCCCATGGCCACCACAATGTATTCGTCTGTGTTGGCACGTGGTACAAACAACAAGTGTCCTTCTGCGACTGGATATCCATCTTGAAACACAGCCACATGAGAGTTGCTGAGTTCTGTTACTGTATCAGTCCAAGGTGCTACTTTACCTTCTTGAGCGGCCGCTAGTGTGGCGTAACTGATCACCGTGGTGCCCAGTCTTGTTGTAGTTTGATATTGTCCATAAATTCTTTTTTAACACTGGGATCAGTTTTAAACAATCCTTTGAGCACCGTAGTTTGCGTTAGACTAGAGTGTGCCATAATGCCACGATTCTCACAGCATCCATGTGTGGCCTGTATGTATACACCAACATTAGTACTGTCTGTGGCTTTCATGATCTCATTAGCAATAACGATGCAAAGTTCTTCTTGCAATGTGCCTCTACGAGAACACCACTGTGCAATCCTTGTGTACTTGCTCAATCCAATCAGTTTGTGTGCGGCCAAAATACCAATGTACGCAACACCACTAACAGGTTGATGATGATGACTGCACATGGATTTGATTTCACTACGCACTACCAGCATGCCTTCATAAGCATCATCACTGTCATTAGGAAATGCTGTACAATCTGGCGGTGCTTCATAGCGTCCTGCCATGATTTCATTGTAGTACATTTTGGCCAGTCTACGTGCTGTGCCCTTTGAATTAGGATCTGTTTCACGATCAATCAGCAATGCATCCAACACACCTTCGAATGCTACAGTTGCTTCGTCAATTAACTGTTGCTTCAAGTGGTCATCGATCACATCGGACACGTTGTCGCCGGCCCAAAAACGCTTGCCAGTGGCCTTCATTTTGTCTCTTAATACTTCTGATAAGTTCTTTTCCATGTTAACCCATTATAGTAATGTTGCGTAAATCTGCATAATCAACTTGACGAGTTGGGGGACACATTTCTTTTAGGCCCTGTAACAATGCCAAACCTTGCATGGCTTCTTCTGGTGTGGGTTTGTAGTGATATCCAACTCTAAATGTTTTCTGTGCAATCCAAGGTGAGATATTTAGATCTCGTCCGTCATACCTCATGCAAATCAATGCATCATATGCTGTCTTGTCATCTAGTATTATAGCACCACCACGGCCTATATGTAAAGGCTTGTCATGCCCAAAACTCAGACATTGCATAGTATCTGGCCTATACATAGCAGGCATTAATTTACGGGCACTGTCCCAAATTCGTGTGCCCATAAAAGGATACTCCCCATGCCAGCGTTGCCAAGCATGGTCAAGATATTCATACTTGATATCCAACTTGTGCATGAGCATGGGAATACTCAAATAGGTATGTGGAGTAAATTTACATTCTGTTACCTTATCATAACGCAAACATAATTCAATTGCGTGAGTACAGCAATCGGTCATGATGGCATAAGGTGCACCAACAAACTGTGCTAGTTCTTGTTCAAACTTTAGGATCTTGTTGAACATACCAATTCCAAACGTGTTGAATAATGTCATCCAATTGATATTTGCGCCAGTCGCCAACCACACGGTCAAATTTTGCTGGATTGCCAACTAACACAGCAGGATCTCCGCCACGTGGTTGTGTGGATCTTACCATGTCTAATTTTTTACCTGTAATGCGTTCAGCTGTGTGTATGATTTCTAAATTACTAACACCGCGATTGGTACTGAGATTGTATACACCTGCTTCAACTTTCTGATCCAATGCTAGAATATGAGCATCAGCAATATCATCGATGTGTATGTAATCACGGATACATGTTCCGTCTTCAGTAGGATAATCCACACCAAACAAAGTGAATTGTTTGTTGTCTCTAATGCTTTCTAACACTCTAGCAATAATATGTGTGGCACCAGGATCCTGTCCGTGCCTTGCTTGGGGATCTGCTCCAGTGGCATTAAAATATCTAAATGCCACGTAGTCAAGATTGTATGCTGTGCGGTAAGCGGCCATCATGCGTTCGCTCATGTATTTGCTGTCACCATAAGGATTGATAGGATCGCATGGATCCACTTCATGACATGGAGACATCACAGGTTCGCCATATGTGGCTGCACTAGAACTAAAAATAATTCTAGTTTCAGGCAATACCTTGCGAACATAATCCATCAACTGCATGGTCTTGAACACATTGTTTTCGTAGTAGTCGCCGGGATTTTTAATACTGGGTCCCACAAGACTGCTACCAGCACAATGTATAATAGCAGGGG